CTCATATATTGTATCATCTAATACCTCCCCATTAGAAATTATGGATATTTCTACTTGTTCATCTTTTGCTAAATTTATAACATTAATAATTAAATCCCCTGTAGATTCGTCTATATATACAATAGAGCAGTTAGGCCCAGTACCACATAAAGGAACTTTACTTGAAAAATTAATAGGAAACTGCTTAAAATAATTAGCATCTATATCTTGTAAGCCAAGTATATTTTGTGGATTATATTGGAAATATATGTTGCTAAGATTTTTAATTGGTTGATATAAAATATTTTGACCGTTTACTAAATCAGATCTTACAATATTAATTAATTCTTGACCACCTATATTTTCAAATATAAGGTCAGTCATTATTTCTATTGGAAGAGTATCATCTTTAAATAATATAATATCTGTAGTCGCTGGCTTAACATCTTTATTTACCAAACCATTTGGATATAAAACTGTTGGATCATCTGGTATTGCATTAAGACCACTTATATAATCGCCATATTCATCTAATTGCTCTTGACTAGTAACTCTTTTATCACTACCAAACTTCCAAGACATTTTTTGTTCATGTGTAGGCGCTATTGGATAATCATCATATACAATTTTTCCATCTCCAGTAAAATATACCATTTTACACCTCACTCAAATATAATGTCATACTAGGACCATTTATATCCTTTTGATAATCTATATTATATACAACAAAATTTGATGAAGATGGAGAGACAACATCTATGTTGTTTTCATTTTTATATTCTATATTAACTATATCGCCTAGTTGTACTATTGGCATACTAAAAACTTTTACCCCTACACTCTTTCTAGGCTTCATAATTTTTTCAATAATCCAGGACATCAAATCTCTTGCATCATCTTCTGACTGAATGTATGGAGAATCAATTGCAAATTCTTTTCTTCCATATGTCAATCTACTTGTTTTTATTTTATCATAATCTTGTTCTGCTCTTATTGGCGAAATTATTAATCCATCTTTACCTATTTGCGGGTCAGAAAAATTGCTGTTTTTAGTAAAATAATTATCAACAGTAAGTTCATTTTCTGATTGTTGTGTAAATGTAATTCCTTGAATTCTTAAATAATTTCCGCTTGTTTCGTCCAAATTAATTGTTGTATCTGTTGAATTAAATATTAAAAATTCAGCACCGTAGGATCCAGCCCTAAAACCAGAAACGGTATATCCCTTAATTCTGTTAAATGTTGGAGATAGTTGTGCATATAATGCTGGATATGCTTTATCATATCTAACTTTAAGATATGCTGCCTCTCTCATTATGCTTCCAAATTCTTCAAAATACATATTAAATTTAGGTGGTTGACTTGAACTAATTCCAGATAAATATGTTGACTGTATAATTCCAGACATAGCATACTTTCTAAATGATTCATTAGCATTAATTTCATTATCTGTAAATGCAGCAGATACTGGAGTGTCCAAAGCAAATACTGTATTCTGACTATAATTATTTGTTAATGCATATATATTTTCAAACATACACTTAGACCCACCACGAACAAATAAAGCCATATTATTATATGCTGGCGTTGGATTGTTATCATCTACAATTCCAACTATCTGATTATTTATATATAAATAAAATTGTCTTACGGAACCTAGATCTTGATATTCAACTGCTAAATCATATACAGTTGGATTTTCTTCTCCCATTAATCTTGATTGTCCAGTAAAGTTTCCATCATCAACTAGTATGTTTGTAAACCCGCCCCAAAGTTTGATTGGTATAGCGTTACCACTTTCATCAGCCAATATTTTATAAAACACAACATTATGCAAATTTTCTGCAGCAGAAGAGTATTCACTAACATTATTTTCTGTTAATGAAATAATTTCAAAATAATATCCGACATTAGTATTTGGATTTAACAATACAGATATACCTCCAGAACCACCAGATATATTTAAACTTTGATTTGGCTGAGATCCTGGTAATACATAATATGGAGTTGAGTTTAATGGTGTTTGTCCACGTGTTTCACTTGCTTCTATTTTTCCAACTATTCTCATTCTGGTGCCGAAGTGCTTGTATCTATTGTCTAATGCTTTATATTGATATGACAAAAAGTTAATAGGAGTTTCGGTTGTTGAAAAAGATGGTCCATTCATAACTAGAGCAGATGATTGTATTGATCCTGTTTGGGTAGATTTTATAGTATTATTTTGAGTTTCTTTTGTAAAAGATGTAGATAAAAAGTTTTTTATAATACCAGTTCTCTTGTTTTCTTTTGATTTTGTATTATTAACTCCTGCTGGCGATTCTGAAAGTTGTTCGCCAACACTTTCTACTATTTGATCTTGAGTTTGTCCAATGTACTCTAAGCCAAATAAAAATTCACTTTTCATATCCATTCCACGTACATATGTATTATCTGTCCAATATGTGTCTAGTCCAGCCTTATGAGATAACACTGGGGTACCGAATTGACCTCTACCGTGTCTAGACACCTCGCCATTCTTCATAACAGTTATTCCATTAATTTCTTCGTATTTTGGTTCTGAGTAAATTCTAACAAGTCCTGTAGGATATATTTTTCCATTAAATGTAAGTTTTGATAAATAATCTTGATATTCTTGATTGCTACTTATCCAAACATTTCCTATAGCACCAGTAGTCGTAGTTGTAAAAGTAATCTTGCCATTACTTTCCTCTCTTGCAATTATTTTTTCTGCTCCAGGTATACTATATTGAACTGCATCAAATCTTATTATTTCTCCATTTGTATAAAAATATCCAGAGTGTCTGCTTAACCAATAAACTGCTTCTCCTAAATCAATAGTATTATTTGTTAATTGATTACCCACTACTATTGGTAAAGAGGATGACAGGTCAGAGTTTAACGGAATAGCAGATAAACTATACGCTGACTGACTCTGTGTTTCTCCATTAATTGATCGTAAAGCATTTTCTCCAGTTACTTCCCATAAAAGAACTGGTTTATATATCCAATTTTTTGCAGATGCTTCATTGTCTACCATGCTTGCTTGTTTAATTGTTCCATACGATCTTTGTATATATCTGGACTTATAATTAATTTTTCCATCATTAAATACACTTTTATCAGTAGATGCAATATCTATTATGTTGGTAAGTTTTGTGTTAGTGCTTTTATTTTCTATTGCAGCATCTTTAGTAAAATCTTTAGAGCCATAAAATGTAAAAGACTTTTGTCTTTGTAAAGATGAAGGAATCATATAATTTTTACTCATCATTACAAAATTATTATATTCGTCAAAAAACATTGCTGTTTGTGTTGAGATAGCAAGATCATTTAATACAGATGCAACTGTTTTATCTGGTCCAATATAGAAAAATGGAATTACTAATTCTTTTTCTCCATCTATTCTTTTAAAAGTATAGTTTGAAAAACCTATAGAGTCTAATAATAAAGATACTGCGTAACTCAAAGAAACATTTGTAACCAGCATTTGTGGTGCAAGTATTGATTCAAAATAAAAATATAAATCTCTTAATTCAAGGTTTACCTTTTTATCATTAGGATTGTACTTTGGAAAAGCATCACAGTATAATGTTTTTATTGGAACTAAATAGTCATAACCATCAACATCGATTATTATGTCATAAAATTTAATTTGTATGTTATTAGATAGATATTTATGAATAATACTTCCAGTATTATTTTCATTAAATGCATCATCATGATCAAATATATTAAGATTACCAACGGATGCTAAAAGTTGTCCAACTGGCAATCCGCTTGTACCTAAATCTGAAGCAGACTTTTTTACAGAAAATCCAGTAACCTTTTCAGAAATATCTGCAACTAATCTAGGTGACATTTCAATCAAATCAAAAGTAGAGTTAACTTTATTCATTGTGTCTATTACAATTCTTATTCCTCTAATATTTTCAAATTCTCTATATACAGTTTTATTTTCATTATTTGAAATAAAGGTAATTGGGTCAGTTAAATCAGTAACAAAGTTTGTTAATCTTGTAACAGTTTCTTCTTCTAAATACCAACCATAGGACGGCGTGAATGTTTCCCAACCACCGTTAAACCATATGTGATAAATGCCTATGTCGTTTTTATCTTGTTTTATTAAATAAGCATATCCATTTATAGACTCTTTTGGTAAAAATGATTCATTATAATACTCTTCAGCACGAATAAAAACATCCCTATACTTATCTGGTACCTTTAAACCGTAGGCAAGTTCAACATAGCCATCTGATTTTATAATTGCCGTTCCATCTTTTCTTCTGGAATTTGATTCAAATGATACAGCATCAATCCAGTCATTTTGTTTTAAATATTGTATTTTCCATTTAACTGGTGTTGACTTATTTGCATCACCGTATAATGGATCTGTAAAAGATCCTCCAGGTCCAGAAAAAGGACCAAGGTCAATAGATCCAACATTAGTTTGCATTTTAACAACTATCCTATTTGTTGGTACTGGATTATTATATACAACAAAAGGACATGCATCATCTATAAAATATTGACCATTTAATTGTTTATTTGCTATACCAAATATTGAGCCAGATTCTGTTCTATAGGATGTCCAATATTTAAAATTATCATTTTTATCTGCCATATAGTATCTAGGTCTATTAGACATATTCATATTCGAGTGATGGACTTTTTTCCCTGGAATATATGTTGTCTTATTTATACCTGATCTTGGCCTAAATTTTTTAAAACAATCTTCTAATGAATAAATCATTTTATTTTTTATATTTTGAGATAATAAAAACCATGGCTGTTCATTATCAGATGGATCAATACCACCATCTATTTTAATATCAGCGTCAGTAGCATTAGTATAAAAATTACCTATATCGTTTTGATCAAAACTATTTGGTATTAATTTATATTTTTCAGAAACAGATAACGTTGGTCTGTATCTATAATTTCCAATTCTAAAAATATTATCTGCTATATTCATGTTCCATTCTGCAATTACTGCAGATTGAGTCTTTATTGTATTTGATGACTCAAGATGTAACTTTAAATCTTCATTTTGAAACATTATACCTCTTCCAGCGTTACGCTTATGTTCCAAAAGTCAAAATTACTACCGCCTCTTTTTACGATGCTATAGTTAAAATCTGTAAAATACATTTCTATTAATTGATTATATTGTGGAAGATGTGCATAAGAATTATTGTCAATATCTCCATTGTCATTTTTAAAATTTTTATATTTATCATATGCTAAATAAACCCAGAATGGCCCCTTATGATTTTCATACCAATCTAAAATCTCTACTCCTCCAGCACCACCATCTGTTGTAAACTCTAGATTATTATCATTAACATGAGGAGATTTTCCAGTAGTAGCATTAAATTCTGCTACCTGAAAATATGATCTAGATGGAAGCATTTGCCATGATGTACTTATTTGTAATTTATCTGCTATATGATAAGACCTCATTCTTCCATTAATCATTCTTTCACGTTTTTCAATTCTTACAGGTCTAAAATCTATTTCTTGTCTATTGTCATCAGATAAAATAATAAATTGATTATAAAGAGATTCATCAGTTTCGCTTCCAGGATCTTGTCCTATTTCCAAACCATTTGGAACATATATTTTTGAGCCACCAGGACTTGTTTCTGCTAAAGTTCCAGAATTGTTTGCCCAGAGCATTGCTTGAGGTCTTTGGTACCTTCTTCTACCAGTTATGTAATTTACTGTAGCCATTATACTGCTCTGCTCCTTAATCTCTTTGAGTCTACTTGACGAATTTGACCCATTACTGCCCTTGCAATTTCATCAGGATTTGCATCTGATTTTACATTAACAGCAATACTATAATTATACACCGAAGCATCTGATACATCGCCATTATTAATTGCTCTCATTTTATCTACGCCATACGTATTTACTGCATATTTACTCATGATAAATTCTCCAGGTGTTAACATTGAAGGAACAACATCAGTTCCTATAACTGGTCCACCAACAGCAAATCTTTTAATAAGTCCTCCAGAAGATTTACCGCTAGGCCAGTTAGCAAATTGAGATGCTGCAATTGCATTTCCACCAAACTTTTTAATATCTGCAGCAGCCTTAGCCTTTGCAGCAGCATCAGCAGCAGCCTTAGCAGCATTTGCTGAAGTAGATGATGCTATAACTTTATTTGCTAAATTAACAACCTTCATATCTGATGCTGCTAGTCCTGCACCAAAATCGCTTGGTGTAGCACCCTTAGTTAAACTTTGAGTTACTTTTTTATTATACTCATTTTTTGCATCAACTAAGTTTAAAGCATTTATAACTTTTTGATCAGCAGACGCTAGATCATGACCGAAATCACTTGGTGTTGCTCCAGGTGCTAGTGACTTTGCAACTATTTTGTCGTATTCTTGTTTTGCTTCAATTAAATATGGAGTAAAACCATTAATTAGCCTTCCACTATAATCTGTATTTGAATCACCAGTAGAATCATTACCATTTTTAGATCCGTCAGTTTTGCTTTTACCATCGCCATCATCTGTATTAAATGATCCAGCAGGAACACATCTACCGTCATCTGCCTTAACCATTCCTGGTCCACATTCGCTTACACCACCAACTGGCACACAATTTCCAGCATCATTCATAATATGTCCAGGTGGGCATGGCTCTGGTCCTGGGCCTGGTCCTGGTCCTGGGCCTCCTGGTCCTGGGGTTCCTCCACCTTCATATATAGTTACAATTTTATGTGTAGTTGTAATTATTTTTCCATCAAGCGAATTCCAATAATTAACAATATCTTCAACAACTCCAAGCGCTGCAGCAATTGCTTGCATATACTCTGCACTAGATGTTCTTGCAATGTCTATTCTATTTTTTATTGCTTCCCATTCTAATTTACTTTTTCCAAGAACTGTAAGTGATTGAATTAGTTCTCTCTTTTTTGCTTCTTCGATACGCACTCTTTCTTGTGCTGGTTCAAGTTCCTGCTCTTCTATCTTAAATATTTGATCACGTAAATTTTTAATTTGATCTTCTATCTGTGCACGGGTATAACCTTTTTCATTTCTTACATTTGCTAATTCATTTTCTTTAGCAGCATCTAATAATTTTTGCTGATTATCTATTGCATCTGTTGCTTGTTGAGATCTTATATCTTGGGCTGCTCTTGCAGCAGCAGCAATATCTCCTTGTGACAATGCATCAGCAAGTGTAAGTTGTCCCTTTTGTTGTTTAGATATTTTATCATTTAAACTTCTTATTTCATCTAATGCTTTATATTTAAGGTCATACTTATCATTAATTTTTTGTTCTTGTTCTTCTATACCCTTGAGACTTGCCTCCCAATCATCTATTTGATAATTAATTCCAGCAATTTTATCTTGAGCCTTTTCAATAATATCTTGATCTTTTAATGTAGTAAATTGAAAATCAAGTTCAATCTTAGTTTCCATAACAGAGAACTTTTCCATAGCCTTTTCAAAGCCCTTATCAAATATTGACTGTTTAAATTCTATAGAGTTAAGTACTTGTTGTAATCTTTCTTGAAACACTGCTGCTTGTTCTTTTGTAAGTTTATCCCAATTTGCCATTGCCTCTCTTAATGTATCATCACTAAGAATTGCGTCTGCTTCAAGCCAACTCCAATTATTTGCTTTTGCTGCTTTTGCTAGATTTGCTCTTGCTGCTGCAGCCTCTTTATCTGTATTAATATCACCCTGTAAATCAGTTTTGATTTGATTTCCTTTAGATAAAGTTTTTGCTTCTTTTAATAATTTAATTAATTTTTGTGCAGCCTTTGTATTACCTTCTGATGCTATCATTGCAGCAAAGGCTTTATCGGCAATTAACTCTTGTGTATCTGCATAACTCAATCCAGCCTTTGTTAATATATCATATGCTGCTGATTGATCTGCTATTTCTTGTTTTAGTTGAATCATTTGAGAAGCATAGTCTCCAGCAACTACAGCATTTAATGCTTCTTGTATTGTTTTTGCGTCTTTTTTTAATCCAATAATATTATTATTATTATCAAATTTAAATAATTGATTTTTTCTTTTTTCATATTCTTTTGGATCCATACCAACAATGAGTTCAATAAAATTACCTTTAGCGCCTAGTTTAGCCAGGTCTTGCTCTATACCGCTAAACATTTCAAGTCTTTTTTTGCCACCAAATAACTGATCTAAAGTTTTCATTGATGCAGACCAACCTTCAGTTACCTTTATTTGATTTTTACGAACATCCCTTAACTTTTTAACAATGTCATCTAATGGAGATGAATCAACTTTTCCTCCATTACTAGTAGTTTTTGCTGGAGCAGCAGCAGCCTGAGCAATAGACTCTTGTGTTACTTTCCATGGTTGGAATTGTCTATAAGCAGCAATCTGCTCTCCAATACTTTTTCCAGAATATGAAACTCCATTATACAAAGCACCTTCTTTTTGCCATTTAATAAATTCAGGATCTGCCTGTATTACTGGATCTGGAACATTTACAATAGTAGCAATTTCTTTTAGATATGTTACTCTTTCATCTTGAGATAATTTTTCAAAATATGCTTTATCAATTGATCCCATAACATTTTCAGGTAAAAAGTTAGTCATTACATCAAGAGTTAACTTACCTTTATTTTTATCAATATTATCAATTATTTCTTGTGTTTTTGCTTGCATTTCTGGATTCTTCATATAGAAATTTAATATCGCTGTCATGTCAAATACACCATTTGTGTTTGCTACTTCAGCAAAAAAGTCTATATACTTTGATGCTTCTTTATCATCTTTTTTAGTTGCAACGCTTGCTAAAAATTTTGTTTGTAACTCTTTATTAGGGGTTCCGTCAGGGTTTGAAAACATTCCCATTACTCTAGTAGCATCATCCGCAGTAGTAGCACTAAATCTAGTAATAATATCCATATACTGTTGCTGTACGTTTTTATCATTTCCAAAATTGCTGAATAAGAACATCTGTTGGCTAGGTGTTAATTCTCCAGTAGACATTTTTACTTTTATTAAATACTGTTGTTCCTTAGTTAATTGTGATTCTGACAATAATGTTTTCGCTGCATCTAAATATTGTATTTCATCACTATTCTTATATCTTTGTGTTAATAGTTTATCAATACCAGTATCCATGGCGCTTCTAACATTTCCTTTTGTTGCACCATAATTTGTCATTATATCTTTATTTAATTGAGCACCCTTTTCTACAAGTTTATTTCTATCTTCATCATACTTTTGTTGTAGCGCTTTCGCTTCAGTAATTTTTCCTTCTATTTCTAATTCTTTTATTTTCTTTTGATAATACAAATCTAAAGAATCTAGCATTTCTTTTTGTTGTTCCATCTGTGCTCTTTGTGATGCAACGACTGCTCCAGATAACTTACCATTTCTTTCATTGGCCCCTCTTTGAGAGAAATAGCCTCCTACTGCACCAGCAATAGCGCCTAGCCCAGTACCAACTATTGTTCCAATACCTGGCAATATAGCAGTTCCAATTGCTGCACCTAGTCCAGCACCTGCTGCAGTCATTCCACCCATAGCAACATTTGGATTTAAAGCACCCATATTAAGGAAGCCACCACGACCACCCTTTTCTTGCATCTGCTGAAACAGTTGTTTGTTTTGTCCCTCTGTTTGCTCAATAAGTTTCATTCTAATCTCTAAAGGATCTTTTTCTAAGTTTTCTCCATTTGGTCCAATTAGTTGGTTTATTTGAGCAGTTACTGAAAATCCTAATCCATAATTTCCTGTTTTCTGACCAATATTTAATGCTATTGATTTTGCTTGTTCTGCACTTAATGCTCCAGCCAATACGCTACTTACCAATTGATTAGTTAAATCTCCTCCAGTAGCCTTAACTCCACGAGTTTTAAGAGATTCAACTGTTGCATCCATAACAGTTTTACCTTCTTTGCTAGATACATAGGCTTCTCCAAAAGTGGTCTTTCCTGGTTTTGCGCCAATTAATCCAAATTTCTGATCTCTTCTTCTATCCATAATTTCACCAGCAGTAACATTGCCAGAGAATTTAGCAAGGTTTCTCATTGAATCTTTGCTTGCTGACAAAGACTCTCTTAGTTTAATTGATGAATCTTGTGCTTTATCAAATTCCATTCTAAGTTTAATAATTCCTGCAGCCATTGCACCTATAGAAACCATAAGTGCTCCTATAGGGGTTTGTAACATAGGCCCAATCATTGTTAGCATCATTAAAGGCATCATTAATTTTTGAGATACGTCACCAACTTTGCCTGGGACCATTGATCCAGCCATAGCAGCCATTGAGAGGCCCATACCAACTCCACCCATGCTAACACCAGGTCTTGAACCTCTTTCAGCCTTTGCAAGTCTTTGTTGTTCAATTTTATTTTGTCTCCAATTACTAAACTTTCCAGCAACTGTTGGCTTTGCAGTTCCTGCTCCAGCAACCATTGGCATTATTGTTGATTGTGATAAAGGTTTCTTTTGTGCTAGTTCTGCGATACGTGCTTGTTTTTGTAATTGTCTACGTAAAGATTTTTGTGAAGCATCTATTGGGCCTCCGCCATATAAAGATGCACGTGATGCTGCTGCCATTTGTGCTTGTGACATTACACCTTGTGTGGCTGCTACACCTATTTGCTGACCCGCTACTCGTGCATCATCTACATATTCTTGTGCACCTATTATTAGTCCACGCCCAGCATCTTGACCAATCTTTTGCATTCTTTTTGATGGAGATGCAGATTGTAATTCAGCCCTTAAACCTTGCTCTAAACCATTTACAAGATGTTGTGCTGTTTGTTTTCCAAGATTTGTTCCTACACGAAGTTTAATTCTTTGTTCTCTATTGGCAGCCCTAGCAGCCTGCTCTTGTTTTGTTTGACCAAAATGTTCTTGAGAAGTTCCTGCTAAATATGCTGGCGATGCTGGTGCAATACCTGGAGTAAGCATAAATCTAGGAATTCCATATTGCGGTAATCCAGCAGCACCTCCAAACATTGAGATTCCTGCACCTCTAGCCTTAGATAAACCTTGAAAGTTTCCAGGCTTTGTAATTGATTGTGCAACTATATTATTTGGTAACTTACCAGCAAGTGCAGTTGCATCAGCAGCATTTTTTACATTAAGTCCAAGTCTTCTTGCCTCATTTTGTGCTTGAATTAAATCTTGTTGTAACATTGGAGCCATTTTTCTAGCAGCGTCTGCAAACTTGCTAACTGGGCCTCCAGCCCTCTTCATATCTGCATTAAACTTTTCCATCAAACTGCCAAAGGCTTTTTCTGCTGGAATTCCCTTTTGAACTGCTTCTGTTGCTACATCTATTGCTTTTTTATTTGCTATTTGCCATTCTTTTATTTCTTTGTTAATTGATGTAACTGAAATCTTTGCAGCCTTAGCAATATCCTTTGCATAAATGCTAGATAGATTTACCATACTTGCTGGATTAATACTTGTAAATGGAACAGCACCTCCAGAATTTGAAACATTTAATTTATATGGAATTGGAACTGTTGTGCCAGACTTTCCAACCCTACCTTCAGATCCGCTACCAATTCTTCTTAATTTCTTTTCTACTACACTACCAACACCCTCTGAAAGATATTCCATAGTACCGCCAGCAATCATATGTTTTATTGCTGGTTTATTTCTTGGATCTTGTGCTGGACCTGCTGGTATTACTGCTTCTCCTGGAGTAAGCATTGCAGGGACAGTATCTGTACCTCTAGCAAAATAAAATGGTCTTACCTTTGTTGTACCACTTGCAAACTTTGCCCTCTTACCCCCACCTATAATTGGGCCACTAAATCCACGTTGGGCAGCAATTGCTCTTTGATAGGCGCTTATTAATGCATTTAAAGCAGATGTTTCAGATGTAAATGTTTGCTGTAATCTTGTGTGTATTTGATTTAAAGATGCTGCAACAGATGCTGCTTCTGCTTGTTCTGATGTTAAATATTGTGTTTGTTCGCCTAAAGTATTTGAAGATTGTCCTGCACGATTAAATATTGATTTCATGCTAACAAATAGTTTAATAATATTTGCAAGTCCATTAGCCAATAAACCAAAGGTCATAAGTAATATTGGACCTATTCCGCCAAGAAGTGTTGTGAGAATTACAACAAACTTTTTAGTTCCATCACCAAGATTATTAAATTTTTCTAATACTTTACCAATAAATTCTGCTATAGGTGTTATTGCCTTTAAAAATTGCTCACCAACTGGTGCTAAACTAACCTTTAAATCCTCTATTGTTTTCTTAAATTTATATGTAGTTGATTCTTCAACTTTAGATAATTCTCGTTCAGATAAAATAGCAAGTTCTTCTGTTGTGGCTTGAGTTAATTTTAATACACGACTTGCTTGATTTCCTTGCTGAATAACATTTTGGAATAGTGTTGATAAACGTGCAAACTGGAATTTACCAAATAATTGTTCAATTGCCTTTGCTCTATTTAATGGATCTAATGTATTAAGTGCTGCAGCAAAATCTAATACAACCTGTTTTACATTGCCCTTGTTTGTTTCAACAATTCCCTTTAAATTAATTCCCATATCAGCAAGCATTTGAGATGCTTTATCTGTTGGATTAATTAACGATGCAAGGCCAGACTTAAGTGCGTTTGCACCTTCTGATGCATTAATTCCACCTTCTTTCATTGCTGTTAAGAAGAATGCAAGATCTTCAACATCTCCACCAAGTTGTTTTACAACTGGACCAGCCTTTGGTATAGCAACTGTTAAATCTTCAATAGATACAACTGTTTGGTTTTCTACTGCGTTTAAAAAGTTAATTTTTTGTGCTAATTTTTCTGCAGACAATCCAAAAGCATTTGTTAAGGATATTGTAGTTTCTAAAGATTGCTCTTGTTCTACGCCACCTAAAACAGATAACCTTGTTGCTTCATTAACCTGTGCAAGCAGTTCAGCACCCATCTTGCCTTGTGCTGCTGCAGTGGCTGCCATCTCCATTGTCTTTTCAACAGCAACACCATACTTTGTAAATTGTTTAGCAAGTATTTGAATGTCTGAAAGCATTTTTTCAGTTTCTGCACCAGTAGTAAACATTTCTCCATAAACACGCTTAAATCTAATAGCCTGTTCTTCTAGTTGCATAAAAGTTTTAGCAGCAGCAGTTCCAAGGTATGTTAGTGGTATTGTAAAGCCTACCATTAACTGACGACCAGCCCATTGTGTATTTTTACCAAAGTTAAGCATATTTGTTGCGCCTTGCTTCATTAACTGATTAAGCAATGCTTGTCTTTGTGATGCTATTGCAGTTTGAGTTCCATAGTTTTGCATATCAAGAGCCAATGGTCTAATAGCAATTGCTTTCATTGCCCCATTAGCATCTCTACCTAATTTAATGTACTGAGTTTGTAAATCTTTGACACGTTCACGTGCAACTTTACTTATGGTATCAAATTCTGATGAAAACAATCTTCCGAAAGTTTTTGTAGCACCCATTGAATAGCGATAGTAATCTCGCATTGAAAGTTTGTTTTTTTCAAGAGCATTTGTAAAAGATTCTGTTGTAGTTTTAACAGTCCGCATAGAAGCAGACCATTTACCAGAAGCATTAAGTGAGTTGATTAAATTTTGTTGCATATTGGCGGAGACTGCTGACGCTGCTGCGCCACTCTTCGCCATAGATGTATGGAAGGCTGATATCTGCTTCTGTAAAAGTTTTATGCTGGCTAATGCTTCAGACGTATCGATATTTACATGAATATTCGATTGAACATCAGCCATTCCATTACACCTCTATTTATATTTATTTTTTATACGTTTGCAAGTCCGCCGATAAGACTGGCTTCTGTTAACTTAATTCCTGAAGCCTCTTCAACGATTTTGTAAACTGTAGGAAGATCCAAATTCTCTTCAAGAGCAGCAAGATCTTCTGACAACTCTGGCTTATATTGCTGCATAGCAATTGCTACACATTCCATAAGAAGAGTCATTGATTTTTCATTATCTTCTGCCACTGCTGCAATACCTTCGAACTTCTTCATAAATGGACGAAGAAGAGATATCTTCAGTGGTCTTACTTTTATCTTTGTGCCGTCAATAAGAACGATTTCTTTTGCTTCATGCACAGTTGTAGCCATTATTCCTCCTTATAAGGTTGAATTAATTATACCATAATGGCTTTTATTTTTAGTCTTTTATTTCTTCATACTCTAGCCCCATGCCAATACCAAATCCAGCCTGACTAGCATTTATTCCTTGAAGTGAAAGAACATCTCTTGAGTCTGATGCCTTACCTTTACTAAATACTCTTGCTTTCATATCTTCCCAAGCATTTGACTTTTTAGTATTTTTATCTAAATCTACACCTTGAATTGCAGCATAAAACTTTTTATCTGAATAATCTAACTCTCTTTTTATATTTAAGGTTTCTGTTAATTCTGGCATAGACATTGATGTTTCTAGTTCTTCATAGTCTTTCCAAATACCGAGCAAAAATACCTCTGCCTCAAGTTTGACTAAATCGAGTTTATCCCATGAAGCGCCTGGACTTTCTGTTGCTTGATCTTTTATTTTTTCTTGGGATTCTTTATCTATTTTAATTCCCGCAGCAATATCTAATACTTTATAAATTGTTTTAATATCTATATTATCTTCAAGTGCTTCTATTGTTTTAATATTTGGATAATATTGTTTCATGCAGATTAATGCACATTTTGCTAATTCTGAAATAGCCTCTTCATCACTTTTTGACTTTTTAACATTTTCAAACTGTTCCATAAATAAACGAAGATATTTTATTTTTAGTGGGGTAACATATATTTCTGTTCCATCAATTAATTCAACATATCCACTATTATATATTTCGGTAGCCATGTATTTATTATAGCAAACAGAAAAGCCCAGCCTTTTCAAATATGACTGGGCTATCCGTTTTATTAAGTTGTATTATGGAGTTACAGTACGATCAATGATCTTACCGTATGAACCTGTTGAATCTTCTGGTAGCAAACGGAATGAAACTTCAAACATTGTAGCCTCATCACGCTTTGCAGACACAGTTACATTCTCAATTGAGAGTGCACGATATGCAACATAGATTCTTTCCTTGTTGGAACCTTCTTCGCAATCACCTGTTCCAGGACCTACTGCTACTAAACCACGTTCTACTGGGCATTCGCCAAGATTACCTGATTTAATATTAAAGACCTGGCCATCTGATGTAGCCTTGTTACCAGTAAGATCCGAAGGTCCTCCAGCAACAGCAATAAGAAGATTTTCCAATGTGGCTTCAGCAAATGTTGTGTTTAGATTTACTTGCATGCCTTGCTTAAAAAGTTTAGCAACGTCAAGGATCTGATCAACAGCAACCTCACCAAAGTCTGGCTGGAACTGTAGTTCCAAACCATTCATTGTATATCCAACCGATTCAAAGCCTGCTGTGTCATCAAGTGTCGCAACATATGCTTCGCCAGATACTGGGGTTGGATTTCCACCCAAGGCTAATGGTCCGTCATGAACAAAAACCTGGGCTGCACCAACGATAATATTAGTACTATTACCTAGAGCCATTTATATTTCACCTCTTTATTTTTCTAGAAATTAAAAGGCGTGTTTCCTCATTGATAAGTATACAGCCTTATTTTAAGATTTATGCCAGTCATAGTCTATTATTAGTTTATTGCCAGCAAATGTTCTGGCTGTTCCAAAATCTATGATATCCCTGGTTTCTTCTAATTGATATACCTTAATGTCATGAAAAAACGGTAATTTTAATGGTACACCCTTACTATCTCTTAAGGGATTAGCAGATGCTTGTTTTAACTTTGCCCATTCATTTACTGATTGAGCAGACTCATCAGATCCATCTAATTTATCTTGTATCTCTTGAGAAATTTCTAAAATATATGCTACTGCTTCAGATGTTGTAGCATAAAAATAATACATTAATTGTTCGCATTTAATATGTGGAAATGGAGATCTACGCATTTTAAACATACGGTCATAAACTGAAATAACTCCATTAGTTGGAAGGGTGCCTTGCTGAACTTCTCCTTCAGTAAATAAATCTAAAGTTAAATAATCAAAGACTGTAGGATCTGTAGGCCTTGATGGGAAAAATGGAACTGCTGTATCTAATCTAAGTGCTATTTCATTTTGTATATAACCATTAATAAATTGAGATGGATTTTGTATTGCCATTATTTAATCACTCCCGCATTTGCAATCCAACGATATCCTGTTTCATATCCTTTTGCTTTTCCACCTTTTTTACCAGCATTTAAATTTTTCTTATATGATGTAGGATTTTCTAAATAGTTTGCAATACCACTAATTCTTAAGAATGCTTGTGTAAAAAACCTATTAAAAAATGAATCAAATATTTTTTCAAAACCACCCTGAACTGCAGTTCCTCCAGGATTTAAAACCTCTACAGGCTGTCTTGTAAAAATTTCTTCTCCATCAACTTCAAATGCTAAAGCCTGTGCTCTTACTGGACGAATCGTTACTGGTATTCCTTGTTCCATAATTCTTGCTTTATCATAAAAAGGAACACGTGATCCATTTTTAATTGATGTAGATTGTTTAAAAGTTGACCTAAAAGAAAGTCCTACATTACTTGCTGTATATTGAATATCATATAATCTTGCATTAGGACTTCCTGTTTGATACCATTCATAAACATGATGTAACATTTCTGGATTAACCCTAGCATTAGAATCTATATACTCTTTCATTAATTCTACTGTTTCTATACCAAGTGTACTCAAAAATGCTTTTTTGCCACCTTGTATTCCATCAACATATCCTATAGAATAATCTATAATATTTTTCATATCTTTACGAAATGCAGTAGTGTTGAATGCAACTATCATACATCTACCGCCTGGTTTTCTGATCTACGCAATATAAGTTTGTAATACTCTACATTACCAAATGGGCCAGCAAATGGTTCTTGTGTTGCTATTTCAAATATTGTAGACTTGCCTGCACGTGGACCAGATGTTTCAGTATATATTTCATTACAGTTTTTATCTTTAATATTTGTAATAATAACATTTGTAATTGTATTTTTTGCATTAATACTAGATATACGGACATCTGTTTTACATCTTCCTAAAAGTAATTTTTCTTGTGTTATATTTATATTTGGTGTTATTTCTTCTTTAAATGCAGTTCCTGCTGCTGCAAAAGAACATGCAATTGTTCTATCTAAGATCCAAGTTTTCTTAACATTTCCATATGCACCTTGTTCAACTATTGGATGGTATATGTCTGCCTGCATGGGAAAAGCGAAGTCTGGTTCCTCGCAAATCATTATAAAACTCCTGGCTTAGTTATTGTCTTGACATATTTATCTAAAATTTTATCTACTACCATATTTCCAGTACCAGACATCATACCTTTATCAAATTGAATTCTAAATTGATCTGTATTATAAGCAGATATATATCTTGTATAATAGTCTAATTTGCCACACTTTATATCTTCAATAAGCATTTTTGTTGCAACTTCTACATCTGCTGGTACTGCACGATATCCAACATCTAAAATAAAAGTGTAATCAAACCCTCTTGGAAAGTCTGTTGGAGAATAAGCAACATATCCTAAATCTCCATGTGCTGTAGAAATTTTTGTTAAATCATTTTCTCTTCTATTTCTTTCTTGTCCAACAGTTGCTGTTTCAACTCTATATATTGCAGAATTATCTAATAAAACTTTATACTCAAATTCATAATTTTCTGGGTTATCAATATCATATACTAAAATATCATTTTCATAAACTTTTAAAACTCTATTAAAGTCATGCCATACAGGAAAATAGTCTGCACCATTTCCAGTTGTATTCATAACTAACTTGTGGTTATAAAAACCATCAGTTACATAGGTGTCAATAATTGATCTTGCAATAAGTTCGTACATCTGATATTCTTTAATTTCAGTTGCTGTTTGTGCCATATCTGATGGATTTACATATGGTCTTATTATTGATAAATTGCTTTCGTAAAGAATATGTTCGTGTTCTGTATCATAAAATCTAATTAAAAAGTCACGATCAAATTGTACTTTTTCAAGTGGTAATTGATAAACTAATTTTTTATTTGCATCAGAAAAAATATTTGACTCTTCTACTGAGTGATCCACCAAATCCTCAACATAAACAATGTATTCATAATTTGCTATAGGCAAATCCCACGTTGTTACTAGAGGATAGGGTGGAACTCTCAATACTTCCATGCTTATCGACCAAATTCCCTTGCCACTTCTTCTGGTGTAGCAATTCTTATATGATCACGTGTAAGCCACTTATCAGCAGCAGACTTTGAAACAATGTTATATCCACGATATACCTTGCCAACTTCTGGCCAAGATACATTTCGTGTTGAAAAGATAGCGACTGTTTCTTCTTTTACTTTCTTCTTGTTAGACTTTTCTTCTTGCTTCTTAGGAGTAACAGATGTAGATCCGATGACTCCCTCTGCAACCAATCCCATTCCTGGGACATCAGAATTACCTCCGAAAGATGGTGCTGTAATTATGTTTTCTGCTGGCTTTGGTTCTTCTGGAGCAGAAATAGTTGCAGTAACATTAAGTTCTTCAGCAACTTGCTCCACCGCAGTTTGTTCTACTACAGGCTCCTCATTTTGAATTACTGGTTCTGTTGGTTGTGTATTTTCATTAAAAGAAAAATCTTGTTCATTATTTTCTTCAGACATATATACCTCCTATGTAGATATTATAACAGAATATAAAAATAAGAGGGGGAGGAGATTGTCCCCTACCCCCTCTCAAAAGGGATGTACTTACAGATTATGCATCTGCAGCAGCATCGGCCCAGACGATTGCATCTTCTTCTTCCCATTGAATACCAAAACGAACGAAGACGGTATACTCAATTGTATCCTTCTTTGCCTTGTATTCACGGTTTACAACGATGTCTCGCTGGAAGCCCCATACACGGTTCTGAGGGAATGTCAAATCGACATATCCATCTGGATAGTAAGGAACTTCTTGTACGTCAATTCCGAGAACACGTGTTGTACGTGCTCCACCGAATGTCTGACCATTT